ACCGGCGTGACCACAACCACGTCCTTTAACTCCATGTCCACTTTGTGTATGTTCCTTTGGTTTATGAAGGGCAGACACGCCGGTGGCTTGGCGGAAGCGGGACAGGAGTTGGGTTTCGACGTCAAGTATTTCCCATCTAACAGTGTCCACAACGTCACTTTCCTGAAAGGCTGGTTCATGTCCAGCGGAGAGAAGATTGCGTGGATGCCGTTACCGTCTTGCGTACTCAAACTGGGTAAGGTTTTGAACAACCCAGTTACGATTACGACGGTCAAAGACGGCAAGCGTAAAATCCGCCAGACGCCCGAAGAGGCAGTCAAGCAGGTAGCTTGGGCACTCTCACAGTCGTACGGAACCGTAACACCGAGCTACCCGATTCTGGGTCCGTTCGTTGGTACCCTACGACGGCTAGGAAGACATAGTGCTGTCGTCCAGTCATTACAGGAATCGTGGAAACCACGCCTTTCCGACGTGACAGTGGACCGCGCAGTCGCCTTGGAGGCGATATGGACGCGATACTCGATCAGTCCAGAGGAAGTACACGATGTGGAAACCTTGATGATGCGAGTTGACAGTTTGCCAGCCTACCTTGAGCACCCAGTGTTCGGTAAGCTGTGCGCCGCCGACTACTAATAGTAGTCGGCGAAGGGGCAGAAGGAGACATCCCGGGGAGTGACGCCCCCGCCCATTTAGTCAGGACGTACGGAATAAAACAAGTAAATGGTCAACAGAAAGAACAAAAACAAACAAAGACAAGCAATTGCCGGAGTCGATGGACAAGGCAACTACTACACGGATCGTGTCGTCCCAGTCATGCAGCAACTGGTCCCGAAGGGGACTTTCGCAGCATTTGGACGCAAGGCCGGTGCGCTTGGCGGAACAGCCCTCGGGGCACGCGCAGGACGACCAATCCTTGGAGCCATGGCCGGCAGAACGGCCGGCGGGTTCCTCGGAAATGGGCTGTCGCGTATTCTTGGGTTTGGGGACTATAGTGTGCAAAGCAACAGCATATATAAGGAGAGTTTGGCGATCGCGCCGGGAGAGTCTGTCCCGTCCTTCGGGATGATCGGACAAGAGACCCGGGTGAGACACCGTGAATATATCCAGGATATAGTTGTGCCAGCCACCCCCACCGCCTTTACGAACGCCGCATTCACCATAAACGCAGGTAACGCAACCACATTTCCGTGGTTAGCAGCACTTGCTTCCAACTACCAGCAGTATAAGGTTAATGGAATGGTGTTTGAATTCAAGACACTCTCTAGCGATATTACAGCTGGAGGTGCTCTCGGAGCGGTAATCTTAGCCACCAATTACGACGTCACAGAGGACGCCTTTGCAGATAAATTGCATATGGAAAACTCTCAGTACGCCGTATCAGCCAAACCGTCCCAAAGTCAGATCCACACCGTCGAGTGCGACCCGAAACTTACACAGTCGAAGCTGTTGTATGTTAGGGATGCATCAAGTGCGGCCACTGGATTAGACGCCAGGATGAGCGACTTAGGCAAATTCCAAATAGCCACAACTGGCCTCCCGGGATCGGCGGGCGCTGTAGTTGGTGAACTCTGGGTGAGTTACGACGTAAGTCTGTACAAACCTGAGATCGCCGCAGCGACCATCCCATATCCTGAGGGCACCGTGGCTGTAGCCGGATCGAAGACCGATTTGTTCGGATCGACCCTGTCTACAGGAACCGCCTTTACGGTCAATACGAACACCGTCACCTTCCCGGCAATCGGGTCATGGATGGTGGTGTTGCGTTTGAACGGAACTACCCTTATCGAGCCAACCACAGCAGCGTCGACTGCCACTGTCACTGTCTTAGACAACACTGGTATCAACGCCGCGGCCACCACGGGAGTTTTCGTTTATAAAATAGTAGTAACATCAGCGTCACAAACGCTAGTGTTTGATGCAACTGGCTCAGCCTCAGTCTCTGTTGCCCTGCTTCGTGCAGCGGTATATACACTAACTTAGTGTAGACCACCTAATCAGTGGCGTTGACAATATTTGAAAGAAACGTACAACCGAGTCACCCTGACTTAAACTGGCGTATGTATACGATATCATCACTTTCTCCGTGAGAACACGTGGG